TGAGTTTATGGATGACCTCGCAAATGGGAGGGCTTGAGTAATGAAAACCGCAACCTTTCGCATTACCACAAGCTACGGCAACGTTAGGTGTTATCCTGTCGATGCCACTGCCAAACTACTCTGTGAGCTGAGCGGATTTAAAACTCTGCTACCCAACACGCTCACGATCATGGAAGACCTCGGCTTTACTTGTGTTAATGAGCTTAACGGCTCAACAATTGTTCCCTCTATTCTTTACTAATGATGAGAGCCAACACACGCAACATCTCAGGGATGCTTCAATTAGCAAGCCAGACTGACATCATCTCGGGTCTTAATTGGTATCAGCGAGCCTACGACTTGGCTGTTAGGTTCATCCATGCTTACGATGGTTTGACTATGGGCCAGGCCGTAGGTGTCATCGCAGCTCTATCACCAAACAACAAATGGGAACGTAACTGTATTGATGCTGAGGCTATGATTAAAACCTGGGCCATTGGTGGGGATTATGATGTGATTAAGGTTTGCACCTTCAACCCAAACAAGAAAAAGGCTATCGACATCCTAAGTTTAGATATGGAATCAGCAGACGCTGAGGCCATCCCAACTATCCTGAATGGGCAGAAAGTAGTCGCATTCTACCGATCAATTATGGGGGACAAGAATGCTGTCTGTGTTGATGGCCATGCGTACGCTATCTTTATTGGTGAGCGCATCCCAACAACTAAGACACCATCCATCACACCTAAGTTGTTTGAAACAATTCAACGCGCCTACCAACTTGTAGCTAAGCGTTCTGCTGATCTTTGTGGGGTTGAATTGTCCCCAACACAAGTACAGGCTGTCACTTGGGTCACCTATCGGAGACTAATCAAATGACCAATTCAGGATTCCTTAATTGCTATGAACTCGACGAATGGTATCAACGAATGGAGGATCGAGCCTACGATGATGACAATTCGGATGATAATGATGATTATGATTTGCGTAGTTCTTATTACCCTGAAACCTTACCATGATCAAACACATTGAAAACATTGTATTGTTCCTAATTCCTCTCACGATCACTTATGCTATCATCTCCAGTATTGGCACAGAGGGCAATCATTATCGTGCCCCTAATCCTGTTAATGTGTCTCGTTAAGGTTTACCGCAATCTGATGGTAATTAAGTAATCATGGCTCAATCCTTAAAGCAACAGGTAAGGGCTGCTATTAAACGTGGCGACACAGAGCTAGCCCTTGAGTTATTGCGTGGCCTTGAGAATCCAAAACCAAAGAAACCAAAGAAGCCGTCTAAGTTGGATCAACCTTATTACTTTCCGTTTGTTTACTATTGATCATCATGCCAGCAACAAAGGATAGGGAACCCAACTTTGGAGAATTCCCACCAGAGATCAAGCGTATCATTGAGACAATTAGACAACATGGATCTGATCGTTTGGATGAGATGCAACGTATGTTAATTGTTCAAATCTTTCGGACAGCAGCAATGACAACAGATCCTAGGGTTATTTGGATCCGAAATAAGATTCAGGAAGCACATCTTGAGTATTGCTTCAGGTTACCATCATTGAGGAAGATGAAATGATTAAGCCTTGGTCCTATCGGTTTAGTGATGGGACCTTTGGTTGTGTTATGGCGGGGACCAAAGCAAGCGCCATCTTGACCATTATTGAACTTAACCCAACTCAATTAGTTGATTCTTTAACCCTCCATAGAACACCTGAATGGACTTCGAATCCGCCTTGCGTATCACCAGCCGTCAACACTTACCAAACCCAGAAGCATTAGCGGGGCATTTATCTGAAGTATTAACTTGGAGGCAACTGCGTAAGTTAGCTAAACGCAACCACATCAAGCAATACAGCTACCTAAATAAAAGGGGGTTAGCTACTGTTCTTGCTTATCAAGCCTTCAATAAGGCATCACGTTACCCACAAATCAATGGCTTGGAAGTTGTACGAAACAGTTAACTATGATGAGAGGCTCTATGAGTTACTTCATTCTAGTTTGGATAGGTTGATTGATCTTGGGTCTAGGATGGAGGCACATGAGGATGTGTTGGCCACCCATGAGGAGGATATTGAAACTGGGGAGGTAACACCACTTCCTGATGTACATCCTGAGAAATTATTGATGGCTCAACTTGGTCTTGATGGAGCTGAGGATGAGGCTGAGATTACTCAGAAGATGATTCAATTAGTGTCTAGGATTATGATTATTCGTAATGCTAGGGGTCTGATTAAACAGCAACCATTACCAGAATCCTGAACAGTTTATGGCAACAACTGAGCAACTCGCCCGTCAGTTACAGCGAGAACTTGATGCCCGTAGTGAGGCAATTAAACGCCTAAGGGAACGGACACGAATAGCTGAGGAACGGCAGTATGCTAGTTCTACGGTTTATGGGTCAGCCTTTATTAACAAGGGGCTTGAGCTTATTACTAATGAAATCAGCAGTAAGTTACATCGGGTGAGCCAGGGGTGGGTTCAGGAGAAGGCTCAGGCTGTGCTTCCCATCAAGGATTGCGATCCAGCTGTATTGGCATTGATCACGGCAAAGGGTACGCTTGATATTCTTGGGGTGAGAAGGATTGAACACCTAACCTACATGGCAGCCACGACCCACATAGGCAACCTTGTCTACCACCAGATTATGTTGGATCAGTTTTGCAATAAACATCCTGATCTATTTAGTAAGGCTCGGCTTCACATCCACGATCACAAAGGATACTCCTACAAGGTTCAGCGGTATCGGGCGGTGATGAGGAGGAATGATGTTGAGCCGTTGCGGTGGCCAACAAGCGTGAGGCACCTCGTTGGTGGGTGGTTGTTGAATCGTCTTGCTGAGGCTACCGGGTGGGTCACCACCAGAACGGTCTTTAAAGCCGCCAAGGACAGCCCTACCTACCTGACCTACCACCCTGAGTTCATTGCGGCAAGGGAAGCTCTCTTGGTGCAGGCTGAGGCGTTTGCTGGTTGTATGTGGCCCATGCTATGCGAGCCGAACGACTGGACAAGCGACTTTAAGGGAGGCTACCTCACGAACGACCTCCGAAAGCTCACAAGGCTGATCAGGACTAGGATTCCAAGAAGGTGCCCCCTATTACAGGACAGCAAGGCCCTCGTCATGCTGAACCTGCTCCAGAAGGTGCCCTACCGGATCAACCATAGGGTTCTTGAGCTGGCCAACTTCTGTATGGAACACCGCATCACTGTGGGTAAGTTTCGAGCGGAGGAACCAACCCCTCCACCGCCAAAGCCAGAGCCGTGGGAAACTGCCCTTGAAGAGGACAAGCTTTCCTATCGGAGAATGAGAACTGAGATTGAAGATCAGAACTCAGCCCTGGCACAGAAGAATTACAGGACAACTGAAGCCCTGTATGTTGCCAACAAATACAAGAAAGATACCTTTTGGATTCCTTGGTCGTTTGACTTCCGAGGAAGGGTATATCCAATACCAACAAGCCTTAGTCCTCAAGGAACAGACTTTGACAAGAGTCTTATTTACTTTGAGGAGGAGGGACCAGTTAATGAGTGGTGGTTAGCCTTTCAGGTTGCTACTACTTATGGACTGGACAAGGCTCCTATGGATGAAAGAATAACATGGGTCAATAATAACCATGAATTCTTGAGTCGAATTGCTAATGATCCTGAGGGAACAATCTCTGAGTGGTCAGATGTAGAGGAACCTTGGTGTTTTATGGCTGCTGTGTTGGAGTATGATCAATGTGTTATCAAGGGAATTAAGAAGACTTCTGGTCTTCCTGTGTCCGTTGATGCTACTTGTTCTGGACTACAACATTTGTCAGCATTAGCATTGGATCGGACTGCTGCTGAAATGGTTAATGTTGTTCCTACTGACAAACCTTCTGACGGGTATTTGATTGTTGCTGAAAAGGCAAAGGAGATTCTTCCCGAGCATCTTCACGATCACATCACAAGAAAGGTCACCAAACGAACTGTTATGACCACGCCTTATGGTGTCACCCTTAACAGTGCTAGGGACTACATCCGTCAGGAACTCAAAGGTGTCGAACTTGAACAGGGTGAATTACAGATGATAGTTAAGGCTATCTATCAATATGGTGTCAGAAAAGTGTTTGATGGTCCTTGTCGATCAATGGAGTTTATCCAGAAGGTTGCTGGGGAACACATCAAAAGCGGATCAGACACAATTGAATGGGTAACACCGTCTGGATTTCATGTTGTTCAGGAGTATCGACGCAATGAGACAGAAAGGGTAAACACAAAACTACTTGGTCAACGAGTACGAGTTTGGTTACTCAAGGAGTGGGAAGAACGACAGATTGACCTGAGTAAGGCAAAGACAGCAGCCAGCCCAAATCTTATTCACAGCCTTGATGCAGCTCTGCTTCACCTTGTCTTTGCCGAGTGGGACAAGCCCTTCACCGTCATCCACGACTGTGTGTTGGGTCGTTCCTGCGACATGGACGACATGGGCGGGGCGATCCGGGACAAGTTCATCCAGATCTACTCACAGCCAGTTCTTAAGGATTGGTCCACACAGTTGGGGGTTGACTTTGATGAGAATGTCATGTTGAATACCCTTGACATCAATGATGTCCAACAATCCGCCTACTTCTTTTGCTAATGAAACTTGAGGAAATCGCTGAGCTTCTGGGTCTTCATCCTTCTGTAATTGATAACTACTACGAAGAGTGGCAGTTTGAGGAGAAGGAAAATGACGAGGATCATTATTCTGTGACCTTTAAGGAGTACCTTTGTAATGTGTTTGCTGAGTGTGCATTCTTGACCGAGGCTGCCGAAAACGGTAGCAATGCTTTGGCATGTCTTGAAGCATATGATGAAGCTTATACTGCTGTGGAGGAAATCCTTGGTGCCTGAACTTTTGGAACTAATTATTCCCTCTGATGCTTACGCCATTGAGTTGGCTGAGAAGTTTAACATTGTCTACGGACTTTGTTGGTCACCAGAATATGTTCAGTATTGGGCAACCCGTGCTGATTTGACTCTGGATGACACCCTGGTTGAGTTTCTTGACCTTATCGCACACCACGAATTTCTTACCAAAGATGTCTGACACCCGCTTTATCATCACCACTAGCCTCGAAGGTTACATCAACGCACTGTTGCCTTCTGGTAAGTTTAATAACTGTACCATTGGCTTCCGTATTCCCGAAGAGGAGCTGCCTAAGTTTGATGCTATCTATGAACAGTCCCTTGAGTGGGGCAAGAACAAGATGGCAGGCAAGCGATTCTCTGCTGAACTCCCTAAGTGGGATGAGAGTGGATTCGTTAAGGTTTCGTATGGCGGGGAAAGCACCTCTCCTATGTTCCCTTGGATTGATACCGATGGGGTGCCGATTGATCTGGACACTCAGATCTGGAAGGGCACTGTGGTTAAGCTGATCATTGATCTGAAGCCTTATGTGTTCGGAGCAAAGGTTGGCTGTTCCCTCAAGGTACGAGGCGCACAGGTACTCAAGCTGGTCAGCGGCGGCGGTTCTGATAGCGGCGGTCTTGATGAAGACAGCGTGGCAATGTTGCTTGGTAAGACGGATGGCTTTAAGGTGGGTAGCCCTAGCTTTGAACCATCTGAAGACCCTGGCCAAGGTCCCGTAGGCTATGACGAAGACGACGTTCCGTTCTGATGACTGTTTACCGTAGCCGCCTCGAAGAGAAGTTGGCTCGGTGGTTTGAACTGAATGGGCACCAGTTTGAATATGAAACGCTCAAGTTAAACTACACATTGTCAGCAGTCTACACTCCTGACTTTATCTTGCCCAATGGAGTTATATTGGAAGCCAAGGGTTATTTCAAACCAGAAGATCGAAGGAAGATGCTTGCCGTAAAGAAGCAACATCCCAAGCTTGATATTCGACTTGTCTTCCAAGCTCCATACAATACGCTCACAAAAACCAGCAAAACTACCTACGCTAAGTGGGCAGACAAGAACGGGTTTTTGTGGGCACCATCCCACGCTATTCCACTTGATTGGTTCGATGAAAACTAAAGAAGATGTGCTTGCCAAGCTTGGTGAGTATTTTTCTGACACCCTAGTGACATGTATTGATTACGTCCACACAAAGGATGTAACTCCTGAGGATGTTGCTAAGGTAATCATTGATGAGCTTGATGATTGGTTAGCATACCACGCATCAATGACTAACGCTGCTGAGGCTATCCAACATGCGCTCCGAGAGCGAGTTTCTTAGGCACGAACCATGTCCTAGTTGTGGTAGTAGTGATGCCCTTGCTCGTTATACTGATGGACATGGGCATTGCTTTTCCTGCCTTTACTACGAACATGGGGACGACACCACACCACCAACCACCCTTACCCAAAAGCGCTTCATGGACTTTACTGGGGACTATGTTCCTCTCAAGGGTAGAAACCTAAGGGAAGATACCTTAAAAAAGTTCAACGTTCGGTATGACCACGACACCAAAACCATCAGGTTCCCTTATTACTCACAGGCTGGCCAATTGGTTGGATTCAAGAGTAGGGACACCGACAAGGACTTTAGGTGGACGGGTAAGAACGACGACCACACCCTATTTGGTCAACAACTATGGGGACGTGGTAAGGAGATTGTTATCACAGAGGGCGAGTTAGATTGCCTGAGTGTGTATCAGCTCCGCCCTACCTGGCCAGTTGTTAGCCTCCCAAACGGAGCAGCAGGCGCAAAGAAATCTCTCCAGCACCAGCTCAAGTGGTTGATGGGATTTGATTCAATCATCCTGTTCTTTGACAACGATGATGCGGGACAACAGGCAGCACAAGACTGTGCGAGTTTGTTTCCCCACGACCGCCTGTTTATTGCTCGACTCAACTCTTACAAGGATGCTAATGAGGCATTAGTTGCAAAGGATTATGAAGCCATTACAGCATCAATCCTCTGGAACAAGAAACCGTATTCCCCAAAGACTGTCATCGACGGACGAGACTTATTCGATCTTGCCACTCGGCCCTTACATGGTCGGGATGCTAATTGGCCCTTTGCTGCTCTTGACAGTATCACTAGTGGTCTTAGACGGGGCGAATTGGTCACGATCACAGCCGGTTCCGGTGTTGGGAAAAGTACCTTCTGCGGTGAAATAGCTCAATCTCTTGTTGATCAAGGCGAGAAGGTTGGCTACATTGCTCTTGAGGAAAGTCTTCAACGGACTGCACTACGGCTCATGTCGGTTAAGGCAAACAAACCCCTTCATCTAAACAATGAGCTGCCTGAGGAAGATCTTAAAAGGGCTTTTGATGCTTCTCTTGGCACCGGCTCAGTATATCTACGTGATGGCTTTGGGTCTGTGGATCCTGATAGCATTCTCAGCGATTGTCGTTTTATGGCCCTTGCCAAAGAGGTTAGGTGGATTATACTGGACCACCTATCTATTCTTATGTCGGGTAATGAGAGTCATGATGAGCGTAAACTTATCGATGTAACCATGACCAAACTCCGTTCCTTTGTGGAGGAGACTGGCATTGGGATGCTTCTGATCAGCCACCTAAAGCGTCCACAAGGCGACAAGGGACACGAGGATGGACAACAGGTTAGCCTTGGGCAACTTCGAGGGTCTCACTCCATCGTCCAGCTATCCGATATGGTGATCGCCCTTGAGCGTAACCTCTCTGCTGGTGACAACATGGCCAACATCCGCGTTCTGAAGAACCGGTTCAATGGTCAAACTGGACAGGCTGGAACCATCACATTCAACGGATCTACTGGTAGAATGACCGAGGATCTCTCAACTGCTTTCAAACCCACCCCAACCTATGATGACGATGACCCCTATGGATTCTGAAGAAGTGTGTGTTGTTTGCAACTCCACCAAGTTCTTTTACAGTGAGATGGTTACTAATGGTTGGTTTTGTGAAGAATGTGGCGCACCATCCGCCAAGACACAAGAACTCCTCGACCGGGAAGAGCCCGGCAATTGGTCCTAATGACTGATCTTTCTCCTGCCGCACAGGAAGTACTGGATGCAACAAGGTTTGAGGTGAATGCAGAGTGCCATGCACCTTGGATTGCTGCTGCTGTTCTTCGTGCTGCTGCCGATCAGGTGGCACCAGCAAAACTGGAAAGCTATGGCATCCGCTACGAGCTGTTGAGAATCGCCGCCGAACTGGAGGGCCAATGAGACTACTCTTCGATATCGAAACCAACGGCTTACCACGCCAAGGTTTGGATCACATCCACTGTATCGTTATCAAAGATCTTGATACCGAACAAACCCTTCGCTTTAATGACACTGGTATTGGAGACTCAGTAACTAATGGTATTACCCTTCTCCAAGAGGCTGATGTTCTTATCGGCCATAACATTGTTGGCTTTGACATACCCGTTATTGAAGGCATCTACCCGTTCTTCAAAACCAAAGCCACCCTATTCGACACATTGATCCTTAGCAGAATGTTCTTTCCGGATATCCTAAGCAGGGACTTCCGTAAGAAACCTATCGGAATGCCAACAAAGCTATTCGGTAGGCATTCTTTAGAATCTTGGGGTTATCGCCTTGGTGATTACAAGGGTGAATTTGCCAAGCAAACGGACTGGGCTTCCTGGTCCCAAGAGATGGAGGATTACTGTGAGCAGGATGTTCACGTTGTCGGATCACTCTTTAAGTTGTTTGAAGGGAAAGGGATTGCCGACTACGAAGATTCCATTCGCCTTGAACATGACCTAGCCACAATCATGGCTAAACAGGAAACATCCGGCTGGCCATTTGATGTTGTTGCTGCTCAAAAGTTGGAAGCCACTCTCCGAACAGAGATGGACCAATTAGCAGACAAGATGAGGGAAGTATTTCCTTATGTTGACGGGGGACAGATGGTGCCAAAGCGGCCCAATCAAACCCGTGGTTACATCAAAGACGCTGCCTTCACAAAACTCAAGGAGTTTAACCCAACGTCCCGTGACCATATCGGCTGGGCCTTCATGACATGGAGGGGTTGGAAGCCCGAAGCCTTCACCGACACGGGTAGGCCAAAGATTGATGAAGGTGTGTTGATGGGTATTGACACTCAGGAGTCTCTGATCTTTGCTCGCATCCTTGAATTGCAAAAGGCCCTTGGACAATTGTCTGATGGCGCTAATGCTTGGCTTAAAGTTGTTACCCGCAATGGACGAATCCACCATGTCTGTCAACTTGCTACCAACACCGGACGCAATGCTCATTCCCGCCCCAACCTTGGACAGACGAGCAGTGACCCGCGTTGTCGGGCGTTGTTCCTACCGGGTGAAGGCATGTCTCAAGTGGGTGCGGATGCTTCTGGTTTGGAGCTTCGTATGCTCGGTCATTATCTTGCTCATTTCGATGGAGGGTCTTTTGCTGACGTTGTTGTCAATGGGGACATTCATCAACAGAATGCTGATCGAGTTGGCTGCTCGCGCAAGGACGTTAAGACCTTGACGTATGCCTTTATCTATGGGGCATCCGACAAGAAGATCGGCGTTTCCCTTGACAAGTCCCTAGATGATAGGAAGGCAGTTACCTTGGGTAAGGAGATTCGCAAAAAGTTCCTTGAGGCTATTCCTGGTCTTGAGGATCTCCTCACGGCTGTCGCAAAGAAGGCCGAGACAGACGTATTAAGGGGTCTTGATGGACGACCTATTCGCCTTCAGGGAAAGAAACACGCTGCCCTTAACTACCTGCTCCAAAGTGCTGGGGCCATCGTTTGCAAGAGATGGAATGTCATCACTTATCAACAACTTAATGATCTTGGATACCAGTGGGACATTGACTACCAATGGCTTGGCTGGATCCACGACGAGTTGCAATTAGCTGTTAAACCACACCTTATTTCTGATGTCAAATTCCAACTTGAATGGGCGATTGTCCAAGCCGGAGAATACTACAACCTCAAAGTCCCGCTTGCCTCTG